GTTTGTGCTAGCAACACCCGAAATCGTAGATGTTGTCTGCAGACGGCGCACATCGATCACATCACCGTTCTCAGGAGCTTCTGTGAATGTCAGTGTTGTACCCGAGATTGAGTAGGCCACTGTTGGAATCTGCACCACACCGTTGATTGCCACGATAGCACCAGCAGTCGTGATCGAATCAGCCAGTGTAAAGGCTGTTGTAGATCCGTCACCGTTGAAGCTTTCTGCAGAAATGACTGTGAAGTCACCGCCGATGTTTCTCCACTCTGAACCTGTGTACAGTTCGGCACTACCAGTTGTGGTGTTGTAACGAACCATACCCGAGGCGCCTGTTGCAGGACGCTGTGCTGTAGTACCCACGGGGATCATCATAGAATCTGTGCCATGAACTACCAGTTTAGCACCAACTACTAGATCGCCGCCTGTACCGTCACCGCCAATGATGACTTGGTCGTATGTGGCATCAGCGACAGAACGGAAGAGACCAACATCTGTGACACCGCTGTGGATGATGTTGTCACCGGCTGTCTGTGCCGAGTTGACTGTGAGACTTTCGATGTCTAGGTCGGTAGCAGAAACATCAGCTAGTGTGGCAGAACCAGTCGCGCTCAGTGTTGTGAAAGCACCACTGTCGGCTGTTGTAGCACCAATTGGTGTACCATCAATGTCGCCGCCTGTGATCTGTGCATCGCTGAACGAGCTTGTGCCAGTGGATGTTACGTTACCAGTCAAGTCACCTGTGACGTTACCTGTGACGTTACCTGTGACATTGCCAGTTACATCGCCAGTTACATCACCAGTTAGGTCGCCTGTGACATTACCTGTGACGTTACCTGTGACATTACCTGTCAAGTCTCCTGTGACGTTACCTGTGACATTACCAGTCAAGTCGCCTGTGACATCACCAGTTACATCACCAGTTAGATCGCCTGTGATACCTGTGCTTGCGCTCAGTGTTGTGAAAGCACCAGTGGAGGCTGAGTTGGCACCAATTGCTGTGCCATCGATGTTGCCGCCGTTGATGTCAACCGTGGCAAATGTGCTTGTGCCAGAACTTGTTACATCACCTGTCAAGTCGCCTGTGACATTACCTGTGACATTACCTGTGACATTACCTGTCAGATCGCCAGTTACATCACCAGTTACATCACCAGTTAGGTCGCCAGTGACATTACCTGTGACATTACCAGTCAAGTTGCCAGTTACATCACCAGTTACATCACCAGTTAGATCGCCTGTGACATTACCTGTGACATTACCTGTCAAGTCGCCTGTGACATTACCTGTGACATTACCTGTGACATTACCTGTCAGATCGCCTGTGACATTACCTGTCAAGTCGCCAGTTACATCACCAGTTACATCGCCTGTAAAGGTGGCATTCGTACCATCGGTACCATTTTCAAGGATTTTGCTTGTGCCGTTGCTTGCGTAAATGTCACCAGTTACATCACCTGTGACATTACCTGTGACGTTACCTGTGACATTGCCCGTTACATCGCCAGTTACATCACCAGTTAGGTCACCTGTGACGTTACCTGTGACATTACCTGTCAAGTCGCCTGTGACATTACCAGTTACATCACCTGTCAAGTTGCCTGTGACATTACCAGTTACATCACCAGTTAGGTCGGCTACGATGTCTTTGTTAAAGTCCCATGTATCAGAAGCACTGTTGTATGTGATTGTTGCGTTAGCGCCATCGACTGTCAAGCCAGCACCGTTAGCGGCTGTGGCATCGGCAGCACCTTTGGCTACTGTGATGTTGAGGTCAGCGATGTCAACCTGTGTGGAGTTGACCGATGTCACAGTACCTTGTACTGTCAGGTCACCACCAACTACCAGATCGCCACCAATGTTGGTGTCGCCACCAATACCAGCACCACCCGCAACCACTAAAGCACCTGTGGAGCTGTCTGTGGAAGCAGTTGTGTCTGTGATCTCAACAGCAACAGCAGATGTTGTTGATGTTTCAGCAAATGTTGTTGTCACTGTACCATCAACTGTGACTTCAATGTCGCCGGCGTTAGTACCATCGTCATTGATAATGATAGTTGTGTCGTCTTCAACAATGCGGTCACCACCAGCACTGATCTTGCTGTCAACATAGGCCTTTGTAGCTGCGTCTGTGTTGTCTGTGGGTGTGCCTACATTGGTGATCTTGTTAGCGCCAGCATCGATACTAGAAGTAGCGTCAAATGTTGTGTCGCCTAGTGTGGTAGAAGCAGCGGAAGCATCAACTGTGCCACTGAATGTGCTTGTGCCACTAGATGTGACATTACCAGTCAGGTCGCCGGTGACATTACCTGTGACGTTACCTGTGACATTACCAGTTAGGTCGCCTGTGACATTACCTGTGACATTACCTGTCAAGTCGCCTGTGACATCACCAGTTACATCACCTGTGACGTTACCTGTGACATTACCAGTTAGGTCGCCTGTGACATTACCTGTGACATTACCTGTGACGTTACCTGTGACATCACCAGTTAGGTCACCTGTAAAGCCAGATGAAGCAGAAACTGTTGTAAAGGCACCAGTGGAAGCTGAGTTGGCACCAATTGCTGTGCCGTCAATATTACCACCATTGATGTCAACTGTGGCGAATGTGCTTGTACCGCTGGATGTGACATCACCTGTCAAGTCGCCTGTGACGTTACCTGTGACATTACCTGTGACATTACCAGTCAAATCGCCTGTGACATCACCAGTTACATCACCAGTTAGGTCACCTGTGACGTTACCTGTGACATTACCAGTCAAGTCACCTGTGACGTTACCTGTGACATTACCTGTGACATTACCTGTTAGATTGCCTGTGACATCACCAGTTACATCACCAGTTAGGTCACCTGTGACGTTACCTGTAACATTACCAGTTACATTACCAGTTAGATCGCCAGTTACATCACCAGTTAGGTCACCTGTTACATTACCTGTGACATTACCAGTCAAGTCGCCTGTGACGTTACCTGTGACATTACCAGTCAAGTCGCCAGTTACGTTACCTGTGACATCACCAGTTAGATCGCCTGTGAAGCTACTGGCCGAAATACTACCTGCTGTTGTGATACTGTCGGCTGTTAGATCGCCTGCGACAAAATCAGCCAATGCTGTTTCGTTGATGGCTCCTGCTGTGCCACCAGTTTCAGTAGTTAGGACAGCTTTAAATGCATCGTCGGCTTCCACCCAAACCAGAGCGGCGTTGACGTTACCTACACCAGCGATATTAGCCAGGTTTCTGTTGACCAGAATACCAATGTCATAGCTGGGTGAACCGGTATAACCGTTGTTGAAAATGACCAATGGGTCATTGATGTATGTGTTTGTGCTCTGTACAGTGCTTGTGTCGCCGCTGACAGACAAGTTACCAACGATGGTAACGTTTGAATTCAGTGTGATATCAGGATTAAAGAGAGCGCCTGTGAGAGTACCAGTTGCGATCTTGGTATATTCAATGGTGCCGTCAGTAATCTGATTGTTTTTAATTCGGGTAATGTTAGGCATACCTTGTAGCTCCTAAAAAAGATTTCGCTATGGTATTTACCAAAATCGTAGGTAAACACCATTCGTGCTTAGGATTTTTAGGATCTACAGGAATGGAGTTGAGTGGGATTAGTAGGTTCGCCGTGGCTCTACAAAAGCCAGGTATTGATGTTGCACTGTTATTTATATCACCAAGTGCTCAAAGGGGCTCTAACCCAGGTATTTTGAGCCACGCACACATAGATATAACTGCTGTCATAGGCCACTTGTCCAGGGCTACCACCGGCTGTAGCACTGGCAGGAGCTGTCGCCGATGCCAATCTCGTTGCCACAGTAGTAGCCAAAAAACGCACATCGATCGTGTCAGTGGCCAGTGGTGTCTCAACGAAAGTTATGTCTGTGCCTAGCACCGAATATGTAGCAGGACTCTGTATCACACCGTTCAGCGACACCATGATACTATCTGTAGTGGCTTCTTGATCTAGTGTGAATGTATCCGAAGAACCATCGGGATAGATGATCTGCGATTCGATGTTATTGGTGAGCTTGACCCAGGCGTTGCCATCATAAAGTTCAACGGTGGCCAAATCGGTGTTATAGCGTATATCCCCAGGGGCGGGGGCACCGGGACGCTGGGCGGTATTACCAACGGGGAGATTTATCGCTGCCGTGGTGTCAATGTCTAACACACCACTGGTAGAAACAGTATCGCTAGAGATAGTAGTATTCCCAATCACATATCCTGCAGCGTTGAATTGACTGTGTGCCACGCCATCGATAGTGATATCTATCACACCGGAGTCGATGCCATCGTCATTGATAATGATAGTAGTGTCGTCTTTGACTATGCGATCATCGTTGAAGTCAGCAAAGTAGTTGTCAACATAGCCTTTCGTGGCTGCATCTGAGTTAGCGGTCGGTTCCCCGACATTGGTCAAAGGATTACCGTTTAGACTGATCACGCCCGGGCCAGGCGCCGACAGTATGAGATCGTCATTTTCGTTGACCGTGGTGATCACAGTTCCAGTGACTTGCAAGTCACCAATATCAGCAGTCTGGCCGGCAGCTGCACCCACCCCTTTGGGTCCTATATAGCGTGCGCCCGATACATAAATCACTTTGTTGGTGACATTGGTAGCTATGTCAGTGGGTAGATTCTCGCCGATGAAATGCAAGATACCAGCTTGATAGTCAAAGAACCACTCGTCGTCGTTGCCAGAACCAGCGGCGATCAATTGTGTTCCGGTGGTCTGCGGAGCACCGGCTCCGGAATCGTCTACATAGACTTTGACCAAATAAGTGGGTCCAAATTCGGGTGGGATCCAATCACCAAGATCGGTCTTCCAGGTACGATTGTCGCTGGCAGTGACATCTTCTACGCACTCTACAGTGGTTGCGCCCGAACCCGAATCGTCGTAGACAGTGATGATGTCAGTGGCGTCGGTGGCTGCTTCGGTGATCGTGCCAGGGATATCAGCCGATCTTTGCCACACTCGGTCGCCGCGCACCAGTAACGGGCTAGAAATACTTTCGTTGAATGCTCGTTTATATTCTAATGTGTCGGTCTTGGCTACGCCATAGCCCAGCTTCTTCCAGAGATAGTCAACTTTTTGATTGTCAGAGATAGCCATTATGCTGCCGCTCCTATACTAATCGAGTTGACATAGTCGGTGGTTGCTAACTGTATCCTTACCAAGCACACATTTCCTGTAGCGTTGGATAAGTTTTCGGCACCCAATGTCATCGTGTAACTGCCATTGATCGCTACGCCGGTGGGTATACGGTCTGACGATGTGACCGCGCATCCATTGCTGGCGTTACCGCCTGGACCGGCCCCAGGAACGCCCGAGCCGCCGTAATTCACTGTTGCATCTAGCCATCCGTTGAGAGTAGATGTGGTATCAATGTCTGTGCCGGGTGAGGCAATCCACAATCCAGATATCTTACCGTCGATCGTGACATCAAAGTTGGCCAATGTGGTCCTACGGAAAGCAAATGTAAAATATTGATAACCGGTACGACCTGTAGCAAGGTCTGGGCCTGCGGGTAGATAATCTGTGAAATCTGTAGTGACATTTTTAATCACTCCCCAGCGAGTAATGGCTTCGTTGGTGCCGGCCACAGTGGTAGCTCCGGTGAATGCCTGGGCAGTATAGTAATTTGTCGCAGAGACAAACGCTGGTGTAGGGTCATTGGCCCCACCGGTGTTGGCAACTACTACTCGTTTTCCGTTGTCCGAATATGTACCACCAATCGAAGCCACAGGAATAGATTCTTCGTTGACGCCTGTGACTGATTGTGAGTATACATTGAGTGGCGTAGATATCTGTTGCCCTGTGCTGGTGCCGTTGACATTGGTCATCGACACATTGAGGTATCCTACCGCACGAGCGGTTCCATTGATGTTGACATCAAAATTACCTAAAGCATAAGGAGTGCCATGGCCGGTATCGGCATTGGGAATACCCGATGTAAGATATGTAGTTGCACCATCGATATCAGAATAGGATTTAGACTGAGAGGAAATCAAAGTACCACTGGTACTTTCAAGATCGGTACCGTCCGACACTGTCAATGGATTCCCGTCGTAGTAGGTCTGACCTATCCAATCGTCAACAGTGATGCCGGACACTGTGACCACTCCGCCGGTGTTGTAGTAAGGCACACCCGAAATGTAACGATAGGTGCCAGCTGTCTTTTCTGTCAGAATGGCCGACGATGTATCCACTGTTGGTACCGAGGTGAGATCATCTTTTACGAATCCCACAGAGTTAGTCGACCCCGCAATATCGTGACTCAGCTGAAAAGTGTTGTAACCCACCGGAACAGATGTCAGTGCTGTGGATACTCTTGCATCAAAAACTTTATAAAATCCTGTGGGATAAGTCAAAGCCGATATAGCAAGATGTGCATCGCGATCGTCGGCAACAACCAAACTGTCGTAGGTTCCTGATTTATTAGACGATGTATCAAATGTCACTGATCCATCGGCGGAGCCGTTGATGTTGGCTACCAAAGTCCCCGATACTGCGGTATTGGCATCAGTGACTGTGGATGATGTGATCGTTCCGCTGACATATCTGGTCACAGTGGTCCCGGCTGTGGGCATGGCACCGCCAGAATTGTTTGTGGCATCGTAGGCCAGTTTAGGATTGGTGCCTTGACTAGCAGTGCTCATAGTCAAGGTCTTGCTACCAAGGTCAACAGGTGCTGTGGGATTCGCAGAGATAGTTATAGTATGACTCTCTGTGTCGGTCTGGGCGATGGTGTCGGGAGTACCATCGATATCTAATCTAACAGTTTTCGTTCCGGTTGATGTGTATGAATGCGTGATGTATCCGCCGGTGGTTGTGCCGGTGTCACCTTCGTTGATGGTGCCCGAGGATGAACCATCGCCCCATGTCCATTCGTAAGTGTCGGCATTCTGGCTGGTGGTCGTGAAAGTGAATTCGCTGCGATCGTTGCCGTTGTAGTCTGTGAACACATAACCCACAGTTGACGAATCGCCAGTGCGGTCACTGACGGTGGTAGCGGTTCTAGTAAAAGCTGCACGGACATCGGGTTCGATCGTGATAGTGGTCACATTAGACACAAACGGACTCAATGAATGGCCGTTGATGACTTCCAAAGAAACATCAAAAGTCTGTGTGGTTCCATTGGTTTGATCGGTTTCGCTTAATGCAAATGTATGATTTAGTGCTAGGCCAGGATTTCCACTGACTGTGGCATCGATGCTTATAGTTGATGTTGATCCGTCGTCCCAGTTCCACTGGTAACGATTATCGGCAAAGGTTGAAGTTTCGCCGGGATTGGTGGCGGTGGTATTGGTGAATGCTACCACACC